AAATTCAAATTCTGGGGGATTGTCGTCGCTAGTTTCTACAGTCCATGAACCCCACCGGAATCCATTGGTAACAGTAATTCTGCCTTCGCCTTCTCTGCGAACCCAGAACTCAACTTCTTGAACATTCTTCTTATGATATGTTTTAACGGTCCATGTTGCCATTTTAATCTACCCGAGTAATAGTGGTTGCTTCTTTGATTAATTCAATAAGTTGGTCAACTGTAGATACCATGATCTTTGCAGTTTTCCATTCGTCTTCTTCGTCACGTCCGCCAACTTCAATCATGTATCCGTTGTCATACATGTTAACTGTAAATGATTCATTTACTTTTGTTAGTTTGTCGCTTAGTTTGTTTACTTGCTTCTTGGCCATTGTCTAACTCCTTTACTGTGTCAATGATTGTATGTGCAAAATTAATAGCACTTTGCTTGTTTAGCAATAAGTGATGTTCTTGTTTGTGAACTCCTTTAAACAAGATATCGTATACTGCTTTAATTCTGGCAGGCCAATCCTGCCAAAAATTCTTAGTCCATGTAGTTACATAAAAGCTAACTTCTACGTCAGGAATATCTGCATCTCGCTGTACTTCAATCCACATCTTTACAGCATGGTCGTCACTGGAGCAATCACACTCAACATTAAATGTTTTAGCAGTACCCCAATCGTTGTCCAAGCTAATACCTTGAGCGGGTTTTTGTGGTGTCACTGTAGTGTCCTTTTGCCGCTAGCAGGCATGCCCAGAGCTTCTAATTCTGCCAGTTCTTCTTCGCTTAGAAGTGCTCGGGCATAATGGGCAAGTTCTTCATCGTCCATGTCGTCTACATTTAGACGCAGGGCTTGTGCTTGCACTTCGCCAGACTTGAACATGCGTTCAATTTCGGCCATCAAAGAGTCGAGCTCTTCTTGTGTGCCTTCGAAGTTATCAAAGCAACCAGGAGCGAACTCAATTTTGAGTTCTCCGCAGTCTTCGGGAGTAAGTTCGTCAAAAGTTTTCTTGTCCGTCATAATTAGTTCTTTCTTTAAGCCAATCATCTACCAGTTTATTTGCTTCTTCTGCATCCAAGGCAAATACTTTAATCTCTGCAACTGAGCCAGTGAACCACATGTCAAAAGGCACCCTACCACCAAATGTAAAACCACTTGGAAGTTTTTTAGTTACTATAAACTCTTGTAAGTTTTTTGCTCTGTCTATTAAGTGTTGCGCTAGTTCTGCAGAATTCATTCTTTAACTTTTTTCTTGCGTTTAGGCTTAACTTCTTGTGTGCCTTCTACGCTGGCAATAGCTTCACGCACATCGCGAGCTAGAGCCTCGTCGTCCCATACTAGTTCTGTGTGACCATCTGGGTGTGTAATAACTGTTAGATGCGAACCAATTACAACTGTTGGTTCGTCTTTTGCTTTTAGTTCAGCGATTTGTTTTTTACGTGATGCCATTTCTATTCCTATACTCTTTCTTTAGCCACCAGCGATACTTATTGAAGTATTCTTGGCTTGTGTACGTGGGTCGCTTACCTTCCCACGCCATCATTTCTTCTAAGTGGTCCCACCAAATTTGATATACCCACGAACGAAAATTCATATCATGTCCACAGTGCGCGACGAACCTTAATTAAACGGATCATCATTTGTTCATCTTCTTTTTCATAAGCCGCTTCAATTTTTTGTAGCAGTTTATGGGCCTTATCACTTTGCTTTTTCAGCTGAGGATTTTTATCATGTGTCAGCGACAACCAAATACTGCCGCCGCTTGCTTGTCTACCAGCTTCACAAGCCGCAGTCCACCCACTAGCATCATAAGGGTCAGGGCGGTTACGATATGTTTCTGTCCACCATTTGTACAAGTCTAGAATTTCTTGTGCGTTCTTTGCTTGTGGTGTTAGTTCTCCCAAGCTGTCCGAATCAGTACCAACTTCATCTTCTTTCCATCGCAAATTACGTTGCCATTCCAAGTTGTCAAGGCCTGCTTGTGGACAACGCCAAGTGCGCCAGCGCCACCAACCACTTGCCCAGAAAGGTGCATTGTACTTTGCTCGTTCTTCTTTATCTGCCCACGCAATATGCCACCATGCTAGTTCAACTTCAACAAAATCTTGAAGTTCGTTGAACAAGCAAGGAAGGAAGCGATATCCAACATCTTGCCATTGTCCGGGCTTGATGTCTCTGGGGTGTGCAGTAAGAGCATGAGTACGAGTTACCCAACGATTGTTGATATAGTATTTGGCCGCATGAAGCTGATCCGGGATAAAGTAAACTATCTTTTGGATATAGTCTAGTCCTTCTTCGGCAAGCCACCAACGAAAGGGATATGCGGCTTTGGCTCGTTTTTCCCATTCGTCCCATCCTTCTGCTGTCTTGGCGCCGCCCTTAGTTGTGCCGCGAAGCCAATCTGCAAATTTACTGCATGTCCAATAGTGTGAGCGCATTATTTAAATTTCGAGTCGTTAAGTTTGTTCAGGAACTGTGCAAATTCTACTTTGGAATTGTATGTTGCTGTTTCGTATCCAATCCAAAAACAAAATGCACAAGCTAAAATAGTTACGATAGTTCTATTATACATTTTGTGTCTTTTCTTGTCTACGCATATTTAAGTAGACGTCGTTGTGTATCCACTTATTTTTAACCAAAAATCCCCATTCACGTTTTTGCGGGCCTGGCATAAACAATGTCCAAGCAGTTACATTGGGGTCTAACTCAATACGGTGAAAACTATTAGCACCACAAGTGCGAAAATGACCAGCGCCCCGCCAATGCCGTTTTTCTCCAATTTTTTCTCCTAAACTGTTAAACTCAGGAACCCATTCATAGTAGCCACCCTTTAAGATAAGCGTAGCGTAAGGCCATGGATGATCATGCACATCATCGGGGTCTGACTTAAGAAACTTATGTAAGAACACATTAAATGGAAATAACTTTCTGTCTTTGAGAAAGAGATAATAGCGTTCCAAATAAGGTTCATTTTCCACCCTGTCCATTATGACACGTTTGCGTCCTAATTTTTCCAAAAGTTTTAGCAACATAAAAAGCTCCTATGCTATATTCTAACATAAGAGCTTTTAAAGGTCAAATATCAATTTGTCCAATTATGTTTTGCTAGGTCTCCAAATTCCGGATATGCCGCCTCGGTTAATAGTCCAACCGCTAGGCCAACTAATAGATACATCTCCGTCATTGGGGTTGTTATTCTTTCCTGCATTTGGCGTTTGATTTCCGCCCATGAAAGTTAGTTTGCCACTGTTGCTAGTGTATACAAAATTTACGTGACCAAAGTCCCATAGCACAATGTCACCGGGTTGTGCTTGCGCTGGGCTTACTGGTGTTGCATTCCATCTGCTTGGTTTATTTCTAATGGCCCAAGAACTAGCTTCTTGGCAATATCTAAAGCCTGACTGTTTAAGAGCAAAGTTAACAAAACCCATGCACCATGGCGTTTGGTCCGTACTCCAGTATGCATTAGTAGGATAGCCTAGGCTTCTCCATATTCCAGTAATGTTAGGATTACTAGGCTTACCGTTTTGTCCAGACTCCCTCCACATACCACGTTTAGCTTCTTCGTAGACTTTGTCTAAGAAAGACTTAACGTCGGCCGCTGTTGCGTTAGTATTAGGCGGTATAGCCGCACCATCTTCTGCAGACTCAGGAGTTCCTGGGTAGTTCTCTTTAACGCCGTTGGCCGCGGCCGCCGGGTTCTTAGATGCCGAAGGATTAGCCGCATACGCATCGTACTTGGTTTGGTTTGCAGAATTAGTTGCCGGGTCAATAGTGTAAGGAGCATCTAACACATCGCCTGCAAAAGTAGAACTGGTACCCGGAGACAGCCATAAGGCCACAGGAACGTTATTTACAAATACGTTTGAACTATGAAATACATCCTGTATCGGATCTCCACTACCAACTACATATGGCATATTATGCTCCTAATGCGATTCCAGTAGTAGCTTGCAAATAATTATTGCTCATTTCTTTTGCGCTGGCCGCAATAGCTACTACATGTTGACGTTTAAAGTCTATAGACCCAACGTCATTGGCAGTAATAAGATATGGTGCTAGACTCATACCTTGAGGGCCTGCCGCTAAAACTAGTGGGCGAGAAATTTTTACGCTGTCGGCTGTATCATCATCCAACTTGCCTACTACTTCTTCTCCAGTAGTAAGTTTCATACTAACTACATCGCCCACTTTATAAGGTAAACTAATTAACATATTGTCTCCGTGTGTTGTTAAAAATTAAATTTGATTGTTGTCGATCCACTCGACTAACTTATCGTAACCGCCAATGTACTCATTGTTGATAAAGATTTGTGGAACCGTCCTTGGACTTTCACCTAAACGTTGTTGTAACTCTTCTCTTAAAATTGGTTCTTTGTCTAAAAGTTTTTCTTCGTACTGCCATTCTTTTTGTTTGAAAACACGCTTGGCCATATTGCAGTAATTGCATACCGTCGTCGAGTAAATTTCGACCTTATCAACATCGTACATGATTTTTATCCTTATTATAATTTGAAGCCAGAGAAGGCGTTAATATCAACGTCTTGTTTGATCCCGCCAATCACGTAACTCTCTACTTCTGTCTCTTGTGGTGCTACTTGCAGTCCTTTACTTGACAACCAGTGTTGTGTCCATGGGAGCGGGTTATCGCTCGCGCTACGGGCGAACAATGCATCAAAGCCAATGGCTTTAATGCGCCTGTTTGCAATAAACTCTACATATTCGTGTAGCAATCTTTCATTAAGTCCGATAATCGCACCGTCCTTAAACAAATAGTTAGCCCAGTCTTTTTCTTCTTGAATGATGTCTTTGTAAATTTGAATTACGTCATCTTTACATTGCTCCATTGCAATAAGCATTTCTGGGTCATCACCCTTTTGCCAATTCTTAATAATGTGTTGACTAATTGCAAGGTGCTGTGCTTCATCGCGACTGATAAGTCCAATAATTTTTGCACTACCTTCCATCTTCTTCAACTCACCAAATGCAAAGCTACATGCAAAGCTAATAAAGAAACGAATGCCTTCAAGAGCATTAACGTTAATCATAGCTAGATATAACTTCTTCTTTAATGTTAGGCTGTCGCCTATTCCTTGCTGTGTGTATTTCTGTGCGTACTCGATAAACTCGTCATAGGCCTTGGTAACACTCTTGGCACGAGCAATGATCTTTTCATCGTCAAGGATAGTATCAAATACTTCGCTTGGGTTACTGTATACGTTCTTGATAATGTGTGTATAACTACGGCTGTGGATGTTCTCAAAGAACTGCCATGCGTTCATACAACTCTCAAGCTCTGGTAGACTGCAATACGGACCAAAGGCAGTAAGGATACCTCGGCCTTGTACTGAGTCTAACAGAGGTTAGCTGTAAAAATGAACTTCTCTTCAGGACGGAAGTTCATATAGTCGGCGCGGTCCTTTTGAAGACTAATCTCTTCGGGTCGCCAAAAGTAACCTAGTTGTGTTTGTGTTAGCTTGTCAAAGATAGGATACTTAAATGTATCAAATCGTTGTGTGTTTTGTTCTGCTCCAAAGAACATAGGCTCTTTGGTAAAGTCAATTTTATCTTTATTGAATACTGTTGTCATTTCATTTCATTTCAGTTGTATCATATGTCTGTTGAAAGATATCTTTCTTTACAGCACCATAGTCACCGGTACCGTGAC